TGTCATCTTGCCAAAATAGCCGCAATCTGCGAGATTTCAAGCATGCCCAACTCCCCCGAACACGATATTCACGGCCTCGCCGTCGCCACGGTCGGCCGCTTGCCCGCACATCCCGAGCCCAAGCCGCTCAAGCCCTGGCACAAGGTCTACGGCGTCTGGTACGTCGCCAACTCCGAGCTCGACGAAAAATTCCAACTTGTCAAAGCGCGCTACTTCTCGCGCAGTCCGATCAAGCGTGGCGAGTTGCGCGCCGTCCACCGGAACCCCCTCTTCAAGGCCTACTGCGAAGAACTGCTTGCGGCGCCGATCGCACTCGCGCGCGCCAAGCTCGAAGTCGATTATCCGTTTTACGTTGAGGCGCACAAAACCGGGCTAGAGAAAATCCTCGACGACGGCGATCCCAAAGCGATCCCCGCCTTCACGGTCCCGATCCTCGACCGCGTCGTCCCAAAGAAAGAGACTGCGATCGCCGCTACGCAAGTTATCGTAACGCTGGCAAGAAAACAAGAGGCGTTGCTCGACGCCGAAGTTATTGAAGTGACGGCGGAGGCGCTGCCCGAGAAAGACGACGCTTGAGCACCCTAGATTTCAAGCAGGGTGACGCCCGTTGGACCGCGCTTCGCAAGCGCGCCCTCGCCGACCTCCACTGGTTCGCGGGGACTGTGCTCGGTTATGCCGACCTCTTTCCGATGTCCGCCGAGACACACTTGCTCTTTTGCCGCTTCCTCGAACGCCGCACAGGCGTCACCGATCTCGATGAGGCGCCCTTCCAGAAGTCCGAGACGCCCCGCGGCACGGGCAAGACGACGCTCGGCACCGTCGCGCACGCGATCCAGCTCGCTTGCGCGAACCCGAACATCGCGATCTTGATTGCGAACGAGCGCCAAGAGACCGCCGATGGCTTCCTCGCCGCGATCAAAGCGCACTTCGAGACAAACGAATTTTTGCGCGCGCTCTTTCCCGAGGTCATCCCGCCGGACTTCGCGAAGACGACGTGGGCCGCCTCAAAGGCCACGCTCCAGCGCACCTCGCATCGCCCCGAGCCGACCTTCCAGACAATCGGCGTCGGCGGCACGATGACCGGCACGCATCCCGACATCATTATCGTCGATGACCCGATCTCAAAGGAAGCGATGGAGAATGCGCGCGTCGGCGCTTGGCAGATTATGGAGCGCGTGAATCGCTGGGTCAACGCACTCAAGCTGCTCCTAAATCAGCAAGCGCGCCCCTTCCCGTGGATTCGCATTAACGGCACGCGCTGGTGGCAGGGCGATACCTACGAATACGCCGAGAAAACGTTCGGCTACGGCGAAGAAAAGCGTCGTTATCTCTTGCGCGCGAAGCTCCCGACGGGCGCGCACGTCTCACGCGAAGTCTACCGCGTCGGCGATCTCGCCGTCTATCGCGCCGCCGCGATCGAAGAGGGCGCCGCTATCTATCCCGACATCTGGCCACTCGACGCGCTCGCGAAGCTCCGCGCCGACGACCCGGAGCTCTTCTCGTGCAACATGATGAATGATCCGACGGACGCCGCAGTGCGGACGTTCCAAGACGCCTGGCTCCGCTACTACGACCGCGCGGACCCGACGCTCCTCTGCTATCGGCGCGACGACGGTACAATGCGTTACGTTCACGAGAGCGACCTGCGCAAAGTCATGGTCGTCGATCCGGCGTTCACGGCCGGCGGTGCAGGCGCCCGTGCCGCGCTCGTCGTCACCGGCACCGATGCCGACACCGGGAAGCAGCTTGTGCTCGAAGCGCGCGCCGAGCGTGCGGAGCCGCGCGACCTCGCCATCGACATCTTGAACCTCGCGAAAAAGCACCGTCTCTCAACAATCTACATCGAGAGCGTCGCCCAGCAGATCGCGTTCCTCCAGTTCGTCCAAGCCGAGGCGCGCACGCGCGGCCTCGCGATCGCCGTCGAGGCGGTGCGCCCCGGCGGCCGCAACAAGGATCTCCGCATCGAGGCGCTCGCCGCCTACTTTAAGGCCGGCCAGATCCTCGTCCACCGCTCGCACCTCGACCTCTTGCAGGAGTTCGCCGCCTTCCGCCCCGGCGCGCGCTTCAAAGATTTGCTTGACGCTCTTGCGTACTGCGCCGAGAAATGGACGCCCGTCAGTCCCGCGAACGCGAGCGCTTCGCGGCGCTCCGAGAGCCAGCTTGATTCCTACTACGCGCGGCGGGGGCTGGCGCGAGCGCGCTAAACCGCTTAGCTTTCTAGTATAATGCAATAAATGCCGCATTCTGCCATACCTAGGAGTTTTCCACAATGCCCAAAGACGATCCCTATAGCTACGGGGGCTCCCGCCCCGGCCCGAAGCCCGGTCTTGTGCGGCGCACGAAAGAACTTAAGGCTGCGCGAGAGTTCGAAGAGATGACGCGAGGCGCTACGGTAGGTCGCGATCAGGTTTCAAGCGAACTTGCGAGCGCCGAGTTTGCTTTCGAGCGTCAGCAGCGCGTCTCCCGCGGCCAGCCCGCGTTGAGCGAAGAGCGCGCCCGTGGCAAGAAGCCGAAGCGGCGCGGATACTAGGCCGTGAAGCTCAAAGACGCGACCCGTAAGCGCTCTTGACCGACAGCGTGAAGTGGGCTCCAGGGGCGCGCGAGCGCTTTTTGGAGATCGCAGCCTACGAGATCCAGCGCGTCCGCGGCGACCGCGACGCGCTCGAACGCCAGTGGCGCGTCTACCTCGAAACGTACCGGACGCCCGAGCCGAAGGCGATCCGGCGCTTCCCCTTCGAGGGCGCGCACAACGTCACGTACCCGCTCGCCGCGATGACGCTCGATCCGATCCTCGCGCGCTATCTCCGCACACTCCACGCCCCGCAAAATCTCTGGACTCTCGAAGCGCTCAACGAGCGCTGGATCGAGGTCGCGAAACCGATGCAAGATTTCTTGCAATGGCTGGACCAGTACGTGCTGCACATGTGGGACGTAGACTACCGCATCATGGACGAGATGCTGAAGCTCGGCACGGGGATCTACAAAGTCGGCTGGCGCTTCGAACGCCACCGCGTCGTCGGCTACGACGAAAACTTGTCGCGCACACAAGTCATCCGCTCGCTGAACCAGCCCGTCGTCGATCACGTCCCGCTCGCGCACTTCCTCGTGCCGCCCGAAGCGCTCTCGATCGACCCCGACGCCCAAGGTGGCGCCGCCTGGGTCGCCGAGCGTATGCGCTTGCGCCCAGACGCGCTCGCCGCGCTCGCGCGCGCCCAAATGCCGTTCCTCCCGAACTTTGATCCCGAGGCGACCGCCAAGGTGCTGAAGTACGAGGAAAGCGCGCCGACTGAGTATCAGCAGAAAGTGCTGGAGCTTGACCAGCTTCCAGCGGGTGGCGGCGGAAGCCGCCTGAAGCGCCCGGTCGAGCTCTACGAGATCCACGCGCGCTTTGACGTAGACAACAGCGGCTTCGAAAGCGACGTGGTCGCCGTCTTCCACGAGCCCTCGAAGACACTGCTTCGCGCGACGTATAATCCGTGGGCGCACAACCGACGCCCATACCACGTCGTCCGCTATCGCCGCGGCGACGGCTTCTACGGCATTGGCGTCTGCGAGCAAGCGAAAGTTTGGCAAGACACGATCTCGAACGTCCTGAATTACAACATGGACAAGATCCTGCTCACGAACGCGCCGATGCTCGCGATCCGCGAAGGCGCAAACGTCCTGCCGAACGAGCCGATCTTCCCCGGCAAAATCTGGCCGCTGGTCAATCCGAAAGACGATCTCGTACCCTTCTTCTTGGCGGCGCCCGGCAGCTTCGACCTAAACTCGCTCATGTCGATCTTGCAGGAGAACGCGAAAGCGCGCATCGGCGTGACGGATCTGCAATTTGGCAGCGTTGGCGCTGTCCCGTCACGCACGCCCGCCGCGACGGTCGCTGCCCTCTTGCAGGAGGGCAACACCCGCTTCGACATGTCGATCCAAGACGCGCGCCTCTCCGGTCTCGGCAACGTCGGCCTTCAGATTCTTCAGCTTCTCCAGCAGCAAATCGCAAACCCGGTGAACAATCCTGACGGCTCGCGTTACCTGAGCCTCGCCGCTATGGTCCTCGGTCAGCCCGAAGGTCAGTTCGTCGCTCAAGCCCTCTCGATGCCCTTCGAGCCGATCGAGACCGGCGTTGGCGTCTCACTGACCGCCACGTCGGGGACCGCGAACAAAGAACTCATGAAGCAGAACAATCTCGCGCTGCTTCAGCTCTATGGTCAGCTCGGCCCCCAGTTCTTGCAGCTCGCCCAGATCGCCTCGCAGATGCCCGGTACTCCGACCGCGCAAACGGCGATCGAACTCTTCCACGGCGCGGCGGAATTTCTCCGCCGCACGATGGAGCAATTCGACGTACGTAACGTCGATGAGGTGGTTCCGAATGTTCAAGCTCTTCTCGCGGCGCAAAACGCCGTCGGCCAAGGCCAACCCCTCTCCCCTCTCGGTGGCGCAGGTGCGCCTCCTGGCGGAACTGGTGGAGGCGCCGGCATGGGCGGCTTTTGAGGCGCTCGTCGAATATACCGCCGAGATCCACGCTCGTCGCTTGCTTACCACGCTCCCGCTCGATCAAACGAACATCGAGCGGGGCGCTATTGCCGCGCTCAACGAAGTCGCGGCACTTCCGTCCCTGATCGTCAACCACCAGAAGGAGCTTGACCGTGTCAAACGAACCGACGACAACGATAACGCCGGTCTCACCTGGAATTGGGGCAACCCCCTCTTCACCGACCACTTCAACGCCCGCGGCCCCGGCCGCTAGCGCGCCCGGCGCCCAAGATACCGGCTTCCGCTACACCGCAGGCCCCGGCGTCCCCGTCTGGCTCGTCGGCAAAACGGCCCAGGAGGCCGCAGGAATCGCCGATCAGCTCTATGGCGCACTCCAGGGCTCTCAAGCGCCGATCGGCGCTCCTAGGCCCGCCCAAGCCCCAATGCAGGGCTATCAGGCGGCATACGCGCAACCCGCGCCTGAGCCGTCCCGTGCGCCCTCGGCCGACGATTTCGTGACGAACCCGGCTGCCGCGACCGAGCGCTACCTAGAGCATGTCCGCCAGACCCAGTTCGCGCCCGCTCTCGAAGCGCGCGATACCGCAATGGCTGGTCAAGCGCGCTGCTCGCCGAAATGCGCTTTGCCGACGAGTTCCGTCGCTGGGGCCCCGAGATCGACATTCTCGCCCAGCAGATCCCGACGGCAAACCGCTCGGCCGACGCTTACAAGATGATTACCGAGGTCGTGCGCTCCCGCCACGTCGATGAACTCGCGAACGAGCGCGCTGACGCGCGCCTGAAACAGCTCGTCGAGACCGGCCAGATGCGCCCGCAGACTGCCGCCGGGGCAGGCACTACCGCCACAACGGCAGATACGCTAGATTTAGATAAGCTACCACCGAACTATCGTTCGGTTCTGCGCAGCCTCGGGATCACGTCCGATCACTTGGACGAGACGCTTCGCAGCCTGTATCCGGCGCTCTCGATCGGCGACGCGCGCAAAAAGTGGTTTGAAGCCGCCTCTAAGGGCGATGTCATCACCGACGGTCGCAAGTTTGAATACGAAGGGACATACTCCAATGGCTAAGCCGCCTGCCGTCATCGTGACCGAGAATCCCTTCGGCGACTTTCCCGAAGAGCAGATGCGCGGCAACCAGTCGATCGACCGCTTCTATCTCGCGGGCTACAGCGACGTGCGCAAAGAGCGCGAACTCGCTGTCCGCGACGGTAAGCGGCCTGCGCCGCTGTCGCATCGCTTCCAGTACGTCAGCGTACAGCGCCCCGATGGCTCCGCGAACCGCAACAAAGAAGCCGAGTTTCGCTCGCGCGGCTATCGCCCAGTCCAGTACGACGAACTTGGAGCGCTCGGCATCGACGCCGTCGCTTCGACATGTGAGCGCGCCGCGGACGGCACCGTTCGCGTCGCCTCGCAGCTTCTCATGGTCGCGGACGCCGCTGTGGCCGCCCGCGACTTCCAGCGTCAACGTGACGCTACGCAGGCCCAGCAAGACGCAGTCAAATCCCGCCTCGACGAGAAGGCCGCGATTTACAACGCCAAGCACGGACATACGTCCGCGACTGGCACGAAGTTCGAGATCGACGAGTAGCGCGCCAACGCCGCCCGCAGTCGTCACCACAACTCAACACCGGAGGTATGTGTGGCCTATCCTGATGGCTTCACCTACATCTCGGGCCCGTATGAGATGCGGCGCATGAATATCCTCTCGACGGCAACGTTTGTGGGACGGAATCCTGTCTCATTGAACGGGGCGCGCGTGGTTATCGAAGCAACCGCTATCAACGGCTCCGTGATTGGGGTCGCCCAGAATGACGCTGCCAGCTCGATTTATGGCGGCGAAATTCTTATCCTCGTCCCGCAGGAGAACACTGTCTTCGCGACCAAGGTGCAGACCGGCGTCGCGGCGTCAGCGCTCTCGGCTGGGATCGCCTACGCAATCGAGAAGAGCGGCAACTTCCTGCGCGTCGATACTGACTCGCAGGCAACCGCGAAAGTTATCATCGTCCCGCGCGGCGACGGCACCACCGTCGATAGCGCGGATTCTAGCGTGTTCGTCCAGTTCTTGAAGGACGTTCTGACGCCGTTCGCGTCGAACGCCTCCTTGAACCCACTCTAACAGGAAAGGAGCTGCACCATGACAGTCAATCGCGCGCAGTTTACGGCCCTGTTGGAGCCGACGCTGCGCGACATCAAGAGCGACGCGGATTATCCGCGGCGCCCGAAGATCGGCATGAGCTTGTATCGCGTGCTGTCTTCGAAGAAAGCGACCGAGACCGACTTCCAGTATGCCGGGCTTGGCGACTTCCAGGTCAAGAACGAAGGTGGCCCGATCACCTACAGCGATCCGCTCGTGCGCGGCACAAAGCTGTATACACATGTGCGGCGCGGGCTCGGCTACCAGATCACGCAGGAAATGCTCGACCACGACCAGTACGCAGAGATCAAAAAGCTGGAAATGGAGCTCCAGCTTGCCGGCGATGACGACATCGAGATCGCCGCGCACCTGCTCCTGAACAACGGCTTCGTCACGACCGACGTTGGCGGCTTCGACGCCGCCGGCTTCGACGCCCTCGCGCTCTTCTCGACCGCGCATACGCGGATCGACGGCGGGGCGAACCAGGCGAACCGGCCTTCAACCGACGCGAACCTCGACTGGACCTCGCTAGCAAACGGCGTGGTGCAGTTTATGGCGTGGCGCGATAACCGTGGTCGGCCGATCAACGCCGTCCCGCGGCGTCTCATCGTGCATCCGAACGATGTGATGACGGCGAAGGAGCTTCTCGGCAGCATGCAGAAGCCCGGTACGCCGAACAACGACATCAACGCGCTCCGCGACTTCTCGTTGGATCTCGTCGTCTCGCAGTACCTCACGGACACGAACGCGTGGTTCTTGCAGGGCGCGGACGTGGACGCGAAGTGGTACTGGGATGTGCAGCCGCGCACCGGCAGCGAGGACGATTGGGAGAAGGAAGTTATCAAGCGCAAGCGCGTCCAGGGCTGGTCGAACGGGCACGGAGACTGGGTCGGGTTCTACGGCACCTCCGGCACCACTTAAGGGGGTGGCCAAATGCCCATGAACACTAACTACCTGAGCGTCAACACCAGCGCTCAGTCGAACCTGAACACGCCGTGGATCACGAGCGGCCTCGCAGGCTTCGTATCTGAAGTCTCGATCGCGGGCGCGCTCAACGCGAACGCGGTCACGGCGCGCGGCGCAACCACGCTCTCGGGCAATCTGACGCTCGGGGGTACGGTTGCATCGCCGACGACCTTTGACGC